TGAATTGTCAGTACGCGCACTCGACGCCTTACTCGACTACCAGGACTATCCCGTTCTTGCTGCTGAGCGAAGCACAAAGGCAAGACGTCCTCTCGGAATTGGCATTATCAACTTTGCATACTTCCTCGCAAAACGCGGACTAAAGTACAACAAAGACGCATTACCAATTGTTGACGAGTATGCAGAAGCATGGTCATACTACTTGATTAAAGCATCTGCAGACCTTGCCGTTGAAAGAGGTACTATTCCCAAGAACCATGAAACTAAATATGCAACAGGTAGATGCCCTATCGATACATACAAACGCGATGTTGACGAATTAGTTGCACCTAATCTGCGTATGGACTGGGTGGGCTTGCGTGGTCAGTTAATGACGACAGGTATCCGCAATAGTACGCTGATGGCTCTGATGCCTGCAGAAACTTCTGCTCAGATCTCTAACTCTACGAACGGTATCGAACCAGTTCGCGCATTAGTATCATACAAACAATCTAAAGACGGGGTAATGGCACAGGTTGTTCCAGGTATCCATCATCTTAAGAATAAGTATGATTTGTTATGGGATCAGAAGTCTCCAGAAGGGTACTTGATGATTTGTGCAGTGTTGCAAAAATACATTGATCAGGGCATCTCGGTAAACACTTCATATAATCCTGAGAACTACGAAAACAATGAAGTTCCTTTATCTGAGATGATCAAACACTTGGTTATGTTCTATAAGTATGGTGGAAAACAGTTGTACTATTTTAATACGTTCGATGGTGCAGGTGAAGAAAAAGATGACCCTATCATAACAGATGACTCTATATCAGATGCTCAGTCAGATGAAGAAGATTGTGATAGTTGTAAGATTTGATTTTAACTAAATAACATACCAAGACCCCCTTATCGGGGGTTTCCTTTTACTATAATAATAAAATATGACATCAGTATTTCAACGCAAAACTAAATCCCATCTAGAGTCTGAAATGTTCCATGATGGCGGTGTAGATATCGCTCGGTATGATATAGTTAAGTATCCTCAGTTTGAGAAGATCACAGATAAGCAATTGGGTTTCTTCTGGAGGCCTCAAGAAGTTGATCTATCTAAGGATCGTAGTGATTTTAAGTCACTTAATGACCATGAACAACATATATTCACTAGTAATTTAAAACGACAAATTTTACTAGACTCGGTCCAGGGTCGTAGCCCTAACTTGGCATTATTGCCTATTACATCATTACCCGAAGTTGAAACAATGGTTGCAACATGGGCGTTCTTTGAGACTATTCACTCTAGGTCATACACGCACATTATCCGCAATATTTACTCAAACCCTTCACTGGTGTTTGATGGTATCATGGATGTACATGAGATTGTAAACTGTGCAGATGATATTAGTCGTTACTATGATGACCTTATAGAGTACTCTAAATACCAGTCGCTATTGGGTTATGGTACGCATACAGTCAACGGCAAGACCATTGAAATCAACGAATATGAGTTGAAAAAGAAAACATACCTCTGCATGATGTCTATTAACATCTTAGAGGGTGTGCGTTTCTATGTGTCGTTTGCTTGCTCTTGGGCGTTTGCTGAACTCAAGAAGATGGAAGGTAATGCAAAGATTATTAAGTTTATCGCTCGTGATGAAAACACACACCTTGCAGCAAGTACTTCTATTATCAAGAGTTTGGTTAAGGACGACAAACACTATGATGCTATTCGCGCTGAGACAGAAGCAGAAGTTACTAGTATGTTTGTTTCTGCAATTGAGCAAGAAAAGTCATGGGCAAAATATTTGTTTAAAGACGGATCTATGATTGGTCTAAACGAGAAACTTCTTTGCGACTATATAGAATGGATAGGTGCTCGTAGGATGAAGACCGTAGGTTACGCTTCACCTTACCAAGTACCACAAGCAAACCCCTTACCGTGGACAGAGCGTTGGATTTCAGGTGGTAGTGTGCAAGTTGCACCCCAAGAAGTTGAACTAAGCTCTTATGTAGTTGGCGGTGTAAAACAAGATGTCGATAGTAATACCTTTGTAGGAATGAGTTTATAATAATGAAAGTTCAAATGTACACACGGACACAACCTCCGTGTCCATTTTGCACCCAAGCAAAGAATCTTGCTGAGATTAAGAATATTGTGTATGAGAATATTGATGTTTCATCCGCAGATAATATGCAAAATATGAAACAACAATATCCTGCTGCACGAACAGTTCCACTTATCTTAATTGATGGCGAAGTTATCGGGGGATTCGCCGAATTTAAGAACTATATACTAACAAAAGAACTAGGAGAAATGAGCATATGACAAGAAAAGCAAAAGAATGTGATAATTGTGGAGCAGACTATACGGTAATATATGATCCAGAAGAAGTAGATCAAGACCCGTTACATTGTCCGTTCTGTGGAGATGTTGCTGATGTTGAAAACAGAGATGAAGATGAATTAGACATTGAGGAAGATTGGGAATGAGCAAATTTAAAGAGCAATGGGAAGCAAAGAAATTGATGAAAAAGTCTAAGAAGAAAGCAACTCGTGCTCTTATTGAAGAAGGTGGTTATGCACCAAGCGATGCTAAGAAAGCAGTTAAGAAAGCACTTGAACGCATTGCTCAACCCACTGGCAATGGGCTAGAAGGATAGTATGTGGTTGTATCAGGGTGAACCTGTCACAGAAATAGAAGATAAGTTTGTCGCATATGTTTATCTAATTACGAACCTTACGAATGGTCGAAAATACATTGGTAAGAAGTTAACCAAGTTCAGTAGAACTAAAGTGGTTAAAGGTAAAAAGAAGAAGGTCAAAGTAGAAAGCGATTGGCAAACATACTGGTCATCCTCGGAAGAGTTGAAAAAGGATGTTACCGAACTCGGGGAAGAAAACTTCACTCGGAAAATCTTGCATTTTTGTCTCAGTAAAGGTGAAGCAAGTTACCTTGAAGCCTCTGAGCAATTTACCAACAATGCTCTCCTAGACCATACTTACTACAATGGTATTATAAACTGTAAGATTCATAAGACTCATGTTAAAAAGTTATGGGTTAATGAGCCAGAAATAAATATACCAAAGTAGTACTTGCATTATGTTTAGAACTAGTGTATAATAGACTTTATGATAATCCTTGACTACTCTCAAATCGCACTGAGCAATATTATTGTTCAGAAACTAGGTGACGAAGAAATGATTCGCCACATGATCCTTAACAGCATCCGCATGTACAATAAGAAGTTCAAAAAAGACTTCGGACAAATTGTCATCGCGGCAGACGGTTCCAACTCTTGGCGTCGTGCATATTTTCCCAACTACAAAGCATCTCGCAAGACCAGTCGTGAATCTTCCGCCATGGATTGGGATATGATCTTTAAGGTCCTTGGTAATATTCGTGAAGAACTAGTGGAAAACTCTCCTTACAAAGTTATCCGAGTAGACCAGTGCGAAGCAGATGATATTATCGGCACATTGGTTGAAAATACACAAGAGTTCGGTAATCATGAACCAGTGATGATCGTATCCTCAGATAAAGACTTTGTCCAACTACATTCATATGGTAATGTTAAACAATATTCTCCTATCCAGAAAAAGTTTGTTCAAGAAAAGAACTCACGCTCTTATTTCTTTGAGCATGTACTGCGTGGTGATAAAGGTGATGGTGTGCCTAACGTACTATCTGGCGATGATGTATTCGTTAACGGTTCTCGACAAACTCCCCTGAGTGCAAAGAAGATGGAGGAGTATGTTGCTAATGCTGAGAACCTCAAGAGCATTATGCCCGAGGATGTGTTCCGTAATTATCAACGGAATGTTAAATTAATTGATCTTAAAGAAACTCCAAAAGACCTAAAAGAAAAAATTATAAATACATACAATGGGTACAAACTACCCCATAAAACTAAGTTGATGAACTATCTCATCAAGAAACGTTGTAAACTGCTCATAGAGTGTATCGGGGAATTTTACTAAAATGGCAAAACTTCTGTTAATATCAGAAATCCTTCAAATGGTTCAGGATGCTAAGACTAAAGACGAGCGTCTTGAGTTGATCAAGAAGCATAACTGCCTTGCACTACGCGACATTCTCAAGGGTGGTCTGGATGATAGTATTACATGGATCATCCCACTGGGATCACCCCCATTCAAGCGTCCCGAGAAAGAAACTCCGATTGGCCTAACCCCATCTAACTTGCATAGATCTAGTTCTAAACTTCGATATTTTATTGCTGGTGGTCCAGGAGAAAAGTTGCAACCCACAAGGCGTGAAAAACTATTCATCGACTTACTAGAATCCATTCATGTGCGAGAAGCAGATTTAGTTATCGCAATGAAAGATAAACAACTCAAGAAGTTGTACCCGTGCTTGACCAAGCAATTGATCAAGAGTGCTTACCAAACCCTTATCGTGAAATAACCTAAGAAAGCCGAAAGTTACTTCGTTATGTAGTTTTATAAAAATTTGCTAATAGGAGACCCTATGCCACATAGTCAGGTTGAGAGATTAAAGCGAGATTCAAACGAATTATCCCACTATATCCAACGTCTTAAAAAGGAAGGCGACCAAACTAAGGTTTTTAAAATGATGAAAAAACGTGAATACATAAAACAACAACTTTCTACTATAGAGGAGTTAAACTGGTCTTAACAGTTGCAAATGGTCTAGATGTATGGTATAATATGTCTAGACCAACAAATCTTATATTATGAACATCTTCTATCTCTCTCACGACCCTAAAGTATGTGCTGAACAACATTGCGATAAACATGTTGTTAAAATGATCTTAGAGTACGCTCAACTCCTTTCCACTGCACATCGTGTTATCGATGGTACTGCATCAGTCGGACTAAGCAAGACTGGTCGCAAACAAACTTCTTATGTGCTTGATGACCAACGCGAAACGGTTCTATATCGTGCTAGTCATATCAACCATCCTTCTGCGGTGTGGGCACGACAATCCAAACAAAATTACACACATCTATACGAATTGATGGGTCATCTCTGTAAAGAGTACACTCGCCGATATGGTAAAACTCATAAGTCTGAAGATCTTATGTTTGAACTATATATTGCCCCACGCGGCATCTCTGTAGAAACCACTTTCACCCAACCTCCACCCGCAATGCCTGATTATTGTAAAGTTCCAGGCGACTCAGTTGCGTCTTACCGCAACTATTATATAAAAGAGAAGTCATATATGGCTAAGTGGAAAACAAAACAACCAGACTGGTTTGTAAAAGGAATGCAGAATAATGCCAATGTATAATTATAAATGTAACGAGTGCAATTATGTATTCGATGCATTTAAAAAAATGTCCTCGAGACATGACTCATCTGATCTGGTTTGCCCCAAGTGTGCTAAACAGAACAGTGAGTTTGTTATGAGCGCGCCCATGATAGTTTCTGATGTGGGTTCACTTGGTCCTTTGGGTAAAACAGACAACGGATGGAAAGACGTATTGTCAAAAGTTAAAGATACATATACAATAAACAACATTAAAACATAAGAATGAAACCTTCTGCACAAACACAACAACTATTTCAATCTCAGGCGAAACCTACCAAACTTCGACTAGAGCATCTTCGTAAAGTCGAACCCCTTACCACTAATCAAGGTATTGTGTTTGAATCATATAAACGAGACAATCACTTGGTGTTGTCGGGTTCTGCTGGTTCAGGTAAAACTTTCCTCGGAATGTACATGGGTCTACAATCAGTACTGGACAAAGAAACTCAGTATGAGAAAGTCATCATGGTTCGATCAGTAGTACCAACAAGGGATATTGGATTTTTACCTGGAACTCAAGAAGAAAAAGAACTTGCATATGTTCTACCATATGTTGCTATCGCAACTGAGTTGTTTGATGACAAGGGTGCGTATGAAAAACTAGTTGCTCAAGATAACCTAGAGTTCATGACAACTTCATATATTCGTGGTATTACCTTGCGTGATGCTGTGATTGTTGTTGACGAGATGCAGAATCTTACCTTTCACGAACTCGATAGTATCATTACTCGTGTGGGTGATAATTGTAAGTTTATTCTATGTGGAGACTACTACCAGTCTGACTTCACTAAGAATAATGATAGAGAAGGTATCATTAAGTTTCTAAATATTCTTGATCATATGAAGAAATTTAAACAGATTGAGTTTACATGGGAAGATATCGTGCGTAGTTCTTTGGTTCGTGAATACATCATGACTAAGGAGATGTTGGAAAAAGAAATGATTAAAGGAAAACGAGGCAATGGCAAAGTTTAAACGCTTTGAAGAAGGTCAGTCTCCCAAGAAGCGGGAACGTCGTCGTGAAGACTATGACCAATTTGAGTCTAAATCGAGGCGGGAGTATAAGTCTGAAAAACATACTTCAACATATGCCAAACTGAGAAACCCGCGAGACATTATCGCTTCTGAAGATATAGATGACATTTAACCATACCCCTATTGACCTTGGATACTCTGATATGATTACAGAGTCATCAAACG